GTGCTGTTTCCACCATCGCTAATACGCTGAATGCTTTGCAGCGATTGCAGGTACATACGATAGAAGATGTTGTCAGCAACGATCAGATCAGGCTTGTCCGTACCCCGAATCAACTGAACAGCCAGTGAGTCCATGTAACCTTGAATGTTGGATGCTGATGTAGCCGATCCGCCATTGGTGGTTCCAGAGAACGCTACTGAACGCCAGAAGCTATATGTGGCGCGGTTAATCCCGCCGTATGTTCCAGTGCTTGGTGCATCAGGTACAGCAGCGCCTAGCCCGGTCAGGTTCTTACCAGCGTTACCAGTACCGTCAAGGTACAAGTCACCACTGATACGGTTAGCCAATTGAGCTTCAGCAACATTCATACGACCATCAAGCAGGTCAATGATTGCTTCTTTACCGCTGTTCTGAATCATCTCAAGACCGCTGATTGAAACAGCAGCAGCGTATTGGGTGATAGAGAATTGCGCGGCGCTGATCGGGCTGTTTTGCGAAACATTCAATACTTCATAGCCCGAATAGCTATTGGTATTATTAGTTGCCGAATCTGAATACATGATTTCCTGAAGGATAACATTCCCACCAGAAAAGGTTTTTACATTGCCACGATCTTTCAAGCGGCGCAGTAGTGCGTTGTTGTTTGTTACGTTGTCAGCTAGTTCACCCGTACGACTTTGAATGTTAGTCGCAATGATGTCGCTAACCGAGCTATTGGCGAAGGCCATAATTTACTCCTCAGTTTAGGTTATCAAAAACGCTCATCTAGGTTAGCGAATTGTTCCACTAACATTGAGCGCCTATCTTGCGCTTTGGTCGTTGTCGCTACTCCGGGTGTGGAGCTTTTAACGCTAACCGCTGCCGCCTTAGCAGCTTTCGCTGCCTTGTCTACCAGACCTATCTTTTGGACGTTTGCACTAGCCTGTTGGGCTTGCATCTGTCTATCATATAGCTCAGGGTTTAGGCGTAATGCCTTTTGATGCGCCTCAACTAGATTATTTGCCATTCCTCCTTGTAGGAGTTGGATCATATCTGGTCGAAGTTCTTCGAAATTCTCATGCTGCTGTGCGAATGCTTCTATTTCGCTGTTCATAATCTTGCTGGATTCAGCTTCCTTCTCTTGTTTCCATTGCTGCATCTCGCCGCGCACTGAGTTTAACTCGTTGCGTAGTCCGTATACTATATCATGCTGTGGCGCTTGTTGCACACCATCCTGATTTGCAGCTCCCATACCATATTGCTCTCTCAACTGAGCAAAGTAGTATTCCTTTTCCTGTGGTGAACCGTTGCGTAGGATGTTATCTGCCTGTAGCAGACCGCTAATGGCTTCACTAGGCTTAATCCCTAGACCGTTTATCGTATTGAGATACGGCTGTACCACCCGTTCCATCTCATCAGCGTACTGAGCCTTACTTATAAGCGGCTCAACACCAGCCCTCATCTGTTCTTCCCGTTGCCATGCGTATTCTTGTAGTTTTGGCGATGCTGCTGCCCACTCCTCGTGGTAGTCCTTCTTCCATGATGCTGGCGCTCTTTGCCATACTGGAGGCTCTTCTACTACTTCTGGAGCTTCTACAGGTATTGTTGGTGCGTACTTGCCATCAGCACTGCGTACTCTCTCAGCCTTTGGCTCTGTCTCTAATTCATCAAACTGCTGTGCTAGTAGTTCTTTCCTGTCTATTACATTTGTATCGGGTACTGACTCTGGCATATCCATTTATTTCTCCCTGTGGGGGTTATTGGTAAACCTTTGGTTATCTCGCATACGATCCATTAGCTTGTTAGCTTGGGAATGCGACATATTTGCTAATTGTGCGCTTAATACTTCTCTGCGTGTATCTTTTACGACAGGTGCGCGGCTTGTCATAGTCTCGTTACCGACTTCAAAGCAGTTATGCTTCCTTAAATGCTCACGGTGCATAGCCCTGCCAGTAATCATTGTGCCATCAGCCATAGACTTATAGGGAGCTATGTCCGGCATGATGTAGACCTTAGCATCGTATCGCTCTGCGCCTACCTCTACAGCTTCTCCGTCTATATATACCCAAGACTGTCTCATGCTTGCCCCAGAACAATAGCTACTTCAGTATTAGCGGCCTCTTCTGCCTCACGCACCTTGTCTACCTGTGCCTTTGCGCCTATCTCTGCGACCATGATGCGAGTAGATGAGTCTAGCTGTGCTTTGTAGCGATTAAACTGATCTAGGTATTGCAGCTCCTGCATCTTCATCTGCTGGCGCATCTGCTCTAGCTGTGCGTCTGCCTGTAGCTTCATCTGCTCGATCTGCATATCAGCCTGTACTCGTGCCTGTTGAGCCTGTACGTCAATCTGAGCCTTCATCTGTGCAGCCTGTGCATCTGCCTGCAATCTAGCCTGATCGGTCTGCTGTTGGGCTTGCATCTTCATCTGGTCAGACTGTTGCTGCGCTTGCATCTTCATTTGCTCAGGGTCAGGCTGCGGCTGTTTAGGCTGCTGTGATGCTGCCTTCATCTGCTCTAGGGCCATATCTAACGTGCCTTCGATAGGTTCTGCTTGCTTAAACGCTCCTATGCCGAACTTCATGACCTCTACCAGCATTGGTATCATCTCAGGTGACTCACGGCCTACAGGTAAGGCTTGACCTAAGAAGCCGCCAAACGCTGTTAAGAACTCTACACGATTGCGCTTGTTCTGATCTTCATCCAACTGCACCAGACTGTCAGCCTCGACATCTATTCTAAAGTTAGCTAGTGGCGAGTCTTTAAGAAGTTCCATAGCTTGCGGTATCAATTGCTGATCTGCCTCAGACATCTGCTGTGCAGACGCATACTGCAATAGAGTCTGTGGCTGGAACTTGGTACACATGATCTGCGCCTTGAGCTTAATCAGGCTAGACGCAAACAATGCTACCTCTTCCTGCATTGCTCTTAATCTTAGCCCTGCATACTGGCCCTTGATCTGTTGAGCAGTTGCGGTCTCGCTTGCACTGGTCTGACCCCTGATAATGTCAGATATGCCAGTAATCTCGTAAATCTGGCTCTTTATGTCCTCTCTTGCCCGGTAGCAGTTGATGAGCGTACTAGCTATGACATCTAGCGGTAGGATGTCGATACTACCCTTCAGCCCACCCTTTTCACTGAATGCCATCCACTTATCGACAGGTATCAGCGTATTATTGTCTCCCTCTGTGAGCAGGCGTTGTAGCGTTGGCTGGCTTGCGTCATATACTCCTCGTACCCTCAGAGCCTTGACCAGACCGTCAATTCTGTCGCTCAGAATGTCCAGCTCAGTAGCCTGATCTTGATACAGCACGAAGTCAGGTACAGGCACTAGAGAATCAGAGGTTAAAGTAGCGTACAAAGGCTTGCCACAAGGGAAAAAGCCTTCTACCTCGATGGGGTCATCACGCTCGTCTATGATGTAGTTGCTGTTCTTGCTAAACCAGTAGACCTTGCCGCTTTCCTTATCCCATAGCTCACATATCTTTGCTCTAGTATGCTCTTTGCTAGACTGACCGTAGGAAGTTAGTGTCTGTGGGCCACTATCTAAAGGTATCTTCTTTGCAGACTCCTCGCCAAAACGCTCTATAAGCGCCTCTCGCGTCATGTAAGCCCAGCGCCATACTACCGTAACCTCTTCCCATGTCCTCGCTACTGAGTGACCAAAGTCCTTCCAGTGAACGTAATCGGTGGGAGCGCATTCGTACTCGATCTCTTCATACGTTTCTGGGGTGTCACCTTTCGTTACATCCTTTTCATCAGAGTCCTCAGTAACCTGTAGCCCATCTTCTGGCATATCACGTTCAATTAGATGTGGCTCGTAGCGTACCCATGCGACACCGCGACCACCAAGAAAGCGATCCTGCACCGCATTCTTCATGGTTGCCCGGAAGTCTGGATAATGCTCAATCTCGTAGTCAATAGCTCTCTGAATGATCTGTGAGGCAACACGACCTACTTGGTCATTGTCTCCAAAGCGGCGTGATACGTCAGCCATAGGCAGTTTAGAATAGACCGCTGGGATTAAGGTCTGTACGTTTGACCAGAGAATATTAAACTTTGCCGTCTCGTTAGAGTTCTGGCTGCGGTTATCATCTCTGTAGCGTTTAACGATCTTTGCAGAACGAGCCTCCCACTTCTTGAACTCGTTGTCATAGCTACCGATTACGTTCAGATATTTCTCAATTGGAGTTTCGGTCATTTTCTGTCCTGTTGTCTAAGTGCTTCAGCTATTGCTTGAGGGTCTAACATCCCGCCAACACCTACACCAGCGAGAATGTCTGCTTCATGTCTACGGAATGGGTCAAAGGCGGCGAAGCGGGATCGGATGTTGGCTGGGTTTGATGTCAGATAGTGCGAAAATGACTCACTATCCGGCGAAACGTCTCTCGTATTATTTACAATTCCAGATTCATAATCAGGGTTTTTAACTAACTGTCGTGCAAAGTCTTTATTTGTTGTTACCCTACCCTTGCCATCTTTAATTAAAGCTCCTTCTGTCCTTATTCGCAGTGGATAAATAACACCCCCAGATTGGACGCGCAAATTATCTTGTAAGTCTTGCAATGCTTTCCCCTCTAATCTTCCTGCGTCCCCATATTCACTGAATACGTGCGCTTTATCCTGTTTAATTATTTCTGGAGCAGAATCAACATAATTATTTGCATTTTTTGGTGATGATGTTGCCCATATAAATTTGCTTTTACCTGTTTTTGTTGCAGAAGATGTTCCTGCTAAAGAAGGGTTGAATTCTTTAATGTCAACATTAGACCCATGATAAACGTCTGTCGGCCACATACCCGGAGCATTCGCCCTGTCTATATAGGTATTATTAGCAGGCAGTCCTAGCCCACCCTGCTCAACTGGTAGGGCGGCATTGCGCTGGGCTGTGTCGTGCAGTATCTCGAACTCTGTCTTAGGTCGTTGAATCATAGCGCCGCCTACATCATTGCGCTCAAGAATGTTCATGTGCTTAGGGTCAAATACTACGAAATTAGATGTACCTTTGCCAGCAGCGTCTCTACTAGCAGCATCTAGGTAGCGTATGCCGGGGATGCCAGATTGCGCCAGTTTTTTAGATGCAGCAGTAGCACCTATTTTCTCAGCCATTGCTCTATATGCCTTTTCTCCACTAACTCCAGTCATCCATTCGCTGCTATTTACTGAGTCGCTCGCGGCTTTAAGTGCTGCCTCAGGTGTTGGAGCGGCAGGGAATCCACCTGCTGAATATTTATACTGTGGATTTGGATGACCAGTCTCAGAAACGGTAAAACTTGGCATTTCTGCTGCTTGATAGTTAAACGCCCTTTGTACATTAGGATGCTGCCGATTCATTGGCTTATCCCAATCGAGCATTTTTGCAACGTGTTCGTCTGGTAGGTCTACCTTGTAGAGATTGCCTTTATTCATTGAGCCTTGATTTTTATACGCCATCAACTCAGTCAATTTCTCCCCTTGTCCAGCAATAAGACTATCCCGCTTTGCTGCGCCAGTTTCGGGTGTGAGATTTAGCGATTTAAGGCGGTCAATCTCTTTTCTTGCCGCGCCTATAGCGTCATCAACGCTACCGCCATATTTATTAAGTTGGCTTTGCGCCGCCTGTACGCGCATCTTGGTTAAATCTTCAGCGTAACCCTCTGCAAGTTTCTTTGCTTCAGCCAAATATCCAGCCCCAACGCCATAGGCTTGCGCTCCCTCGCCTGTCCCCACCTTCATTGGGTCAAACTCACCTAACGGATTATTAGCTGTTGGTGGGAAGGTATGCGGTGAGCCATGCCAAGTGGTAGCCATTTGCGGGCCATTATCGCCATATCTCACAATCTGATCTTTTACTGGCACATCAAACATACTTGGAGGGTATGAGGCTGCTCGTTCTGCTGGGTTCATGTTCATGCGTGACTGGGTTAGGCGAGCTTCGGCTTCTCCGGCTAGGCGGCGGTAGGATTCATAAGGATATTTTATAGCTTCCTGCAATTTATTTAAACTTTCCCCTAATATTTTTCCTTGAGGAGAATTCATCGCATCTGAAGCACTCTTGCCTGACTCTTTATATGTACGAATCAAGTCTTTCATAGCTGACGCATATTTCTCATTCTCTTTACTAAGTAAAGATTTGTCATGCTTTATAAACATATCAGGACTCCCACCAGTTGCAAATCCCTCTTGCCGCTGGATGGAATGTTGAAGTTCGTGGAGAAGTGTACTTTTGCCCGATTTATTGCCCGATAAATTTTTACCAAGCATGATACCCTCATTGCCAAACATATCGGTTCCGTATGCGCCTCCTTCTTTTCCTTTGAACTCTAACGGAATCCCTCTCGTATTTTGGTACTCATCATATAGCGATGGATGCCACATTACATCACCCACATTTGCACCTTGCCTACCAGCGACTTCCTCCACCGTTCCAACTCCTCGAATAGTTGCTGGGCTATCATCAATCTCAAATCTAGGCTTGCCATCTGCAAAGGCAAAAGTCCATTTTGTCTTAGCATGAATTTGCTCATCAGGAACTCCGGCTGCCTTCATATCCTTTGCTACTTTTAACGCTCCCTTATCGGCTGTTTTAGCTCCTTCACCCGCAAACATACGCATTCTAGGGTCAGGCATAAGCCTTGCAAATCCAGTGCGGTCTTGTATATGTTCAGCAGCTTTCATTGCAGCAGCCTTACTTAGACTCTTAGCAGCAGGCATCATTGCCCCGCCTAACGCAACAGTATCAACTACTTCTGGCCTTAGCGTTGTAGTCTGTCCTCTGCCTGTAGTTATGCGCCCACCGTGACTGAGATCGTCTAGCAGTCTGTTAACATTCCTCAGCGGCAGCAGATCACCACCACGCATACCGCCAAATAAGGGATCACGCTCAGGTACTACATATCTGTCGGCTTGATCTGATACATAGCCAGCAGCGTCAGCAATAGCGCCAAGAAACCTATTACGAGGCTGTTGCGTTACTGAGTCTTGCCTAGCAAGAGCTTTGGCTAGTTCTTTAGGGCTTGGCATTTTTTCTAGCCATCATTCTAGCTCTAGCTTGTTCTGCGAAGGTGTCCAGTGACGGGTCTACTGCTGGTGCGCCAATTAATCTAGCTTTAGCCTGTTCACCATATGCGTCCATTGCTTGGTATGCAGGGTTAGTTGCAGATAGAGCAGCAGACTGCTGTGGCGTAATCTCAACGCCATTGACCGTCTCACTCAACAAAGTACGCTTTGGCGTATAGGTCTGTAGTCCAGCGGCTAGTTCTTTAGGGCTTGGCATTATGCTGAGAATATACCTACAGCCATAACCTCAACACCTGCTCCTGTCGTTACTTTCCATGCACCAGTAGTAGATGCAGCGTTGATCTCGATATTGTAGACATTGATACCTGTGCCGCATGATGCAGGTAGCACTGTATGGGTCAATATGCCTACGCCTGTTCCGTCTACCAGAACTACATTGCCTGTAGCAGCGGTGGTGACTGTACATATTAGTCTGTGGATGTAGTCACCGATTGCGCCTGTGCCGCCTAAGACTTGTGCTGTTTGACTGACTGCAACGTGTTCGTATTGGTATCTAAAGGGATTTACTATGCCGCTCATATTCTGCCTCTCTTAGGTTGATTTGCTTGCGCCCACACATCGTTAAGTGTTGCTGTGTTTTGCTCTCCTACCAGCAGCGGGCGAGCCGTATCAGGTTGTCTGACTCTCGGCTCTGACCGCCAAGCTATTGCTAACATTCGGAAAGCGTCTGCCGGATGAGAACACCAGTCATGTCTTGGTGTCTGCCTAAACGCCTTCTTGTCCTCATCATACTCTCTCTGATATTGACGTAAAGCCTCTATGCCTTCACTGCACTTGTCTGCATCAAACCAGCACTGCGGCAAGACTTTACGAACAGCCTGTATACCGTCTTGCACTGACAGATCTGGCACGATAGATAGGCTATTGATGCCAAAATGTACCGCCAATTGCTCAATTACTGACTTACCAGCAGCCGCCAGAGTCTTAGCTCTAGCATCATGCGGCAGGTGGTGCTTACCGAAATTATACGGCCTTGACAGGATATTTGCAGCAATTTCATCAATATTAGCACCAGAAACGGAGTAAAAGTCTATTATATGTACTTCATCTCTGATGACCTGATAGAACCAGACCGCCGTATCATCCCTATATCCTAAGTCCCAAGCAGTATGAACAGGCACGTTATTATCGTAATGCACCCGCGTAACGCGCCCTTGCTCTGTAGCCTCACGCATCTCTGTACCGTAATAAGCTCCTAGAATGCTTGCCTCGAATGAGCATTCCATCTCTTGTAGATATTGATCTTCTGATAGCTGTGCTTTGGCGGCATTCAGCTCTCCTTCTGGCAATAACTTACTGTCAGATGCCTTGAGTGCCATGCAAAACCACTCACTAGGTATTCTCTGAGCCGTTTTGTAGATATCCCAGAACTGGTTTTTACCCTTCGGAGTGCCAGCAAATACACACCAACCCTGCCTGTCTGACAGCGCAGGACGTATTACCGACCCCCACACGCTGGGCCTGAAATCACCGTACTCATCTAGGAAACAGCCATCGAAGCCCAGTCCGCGCATCGCATCGGCATTATCAGCGCCAAAGATGCTTATCTTTGCTCCATTGAGCAAAGTAATAAATAATTCGGCCTCGTTAGCTGATTTCATAATAGGACGAGCGTAGTGCTTTAAGTATTGCCAAGCTACAGATTTTCCCTGCGATCTATAGGGCGTGACGTAGGCAAAGTGAGGCCACGGACTCTGGCATTCTGCCGCAGCACGAATTAAATCGTTGGTCGCTGCGACCGTTTTCCCTGCGCGCCTGTGAGCAATTAGACAAGCCCATCTCTGGGTGCGATTGTGGAACGGCATGAAAGCCAGCCGGGGCTGGTAGTCCATCTCTATTTCGGTGCTTTCCATTTTATCGTTATTTCTACTGGCCCATCGTTCTTGCCTGTGAGTTCTGTGCGTGAGAGTTTAGGTACATGGTACTCAATCATGTCTGTATAGCATCGAAACGCCATCAGTGGCCCATTCTCTGCTGCTATCGCATCTAGCCATTGCTGTACTCTATGTGCATTACCGTCTACAAAACGAGCTATAGCCTCTCTAGCATTGCTTGTGGCCTTGTTAGCTGCCCCTTTAGGTCTGCCCGGCCCTGCTCCTACTATTTTGTGTTTTTTTAATGCCATCATATATCTCGCTTTTCGTTGAGTCTAATAGCTGGTAGCTTGGCTGCATCTATTACATCTTCCATGTACTTTAGAGCGTCTAATCTTGTCATACCTTGAATTACTGCTGGAAAGCTGCTTACTGGCGCTCCTGTTGCATCGCAGATTATCTCGTGTATCTGGTAGCCGTTATGTGTCTTGACCATGCGTATCATATTATTTAATCCTGTATCTGTCCCGACACGGCGCACACACGCCCTCTACTAACCGTCCTGACCACTCGCCACATAGGTCGCAGTCACCCGGCGATCCTTTAACTACTGGCTTGCTTGCCCGTTTAATTAGGATTGCTAGTCTCTTCTCTGCTTGCTCGTTAGCGTAGTCAGCCTCGTCCATCTACCATCCTCTGCCTATAACAAAACTCCTTGCACTTGCAGACTCCCTCTTCTGTTGCCTCGTTCTCACCCCATTTTCTGAACTGGATGACTAGCCTCTTTCTTACTTCTCTGCAATTATTCTTTAATATTAGTCTTTGTCGGCAACTGCGGCAATTGAATTGGTATAAGCCAGAGTTATGGTTCTTCTCTGCTATCTGGCACTCAGGACACAATAGGTTGTCTCTTTGTGTAGTAGGTATACAGCCAGACTTCTTTACGGCCCAGTATCAGATTAGACTTTATAGGCACTCTAGTGACATATCTCTGCTTTAGTAAGTAGCATAAGGCCATTGAGATTTCGCAAGTCTTTAGATCACATCTAGCATCTATCTCAGCCAGTGTAATCTCGCCTACATAGTCCTTTAATAGCGCCCGAATTGTAGATACTGCTCGTGCCATACTTCCTCCTGATATATATCATAATTATACCAGAGTATTATACTTATTTACATACATTCCATTGACCGCTGGGCCTGTGTGCTGCGTATAGCTCTTTACGTTCAGCCTTTCCTGCAATTGCTTTTTTATCCTCTCTCATAGACTGTTTTATTAGATTAATGTCCTTTCTCCTAGACTCTGCATCAGCCGCATTGTCCTGTCTGTTAACTTTATCTCCATTCATCATTAGCCAATATTGTGCGTCCTGTGGACTATCCCAGAGCTTTGTTGACAGCTTAGGTATGTATCGGGCCACAAATACCCTAGCTGAAAGACCTAAATCCCACATATACGGAAACCTTCTAAGCTCAGAGAATGAGGACTGCTGCTCTGTAAAGTCCTTTTTGTACATATCTATCAGACTTTGCATACGAACATCTTTGCCCCATCCCTTAATTAATAAGGCATCCCATGCTAACTGACGATAATCGTCTGAATAATACATATTAGACCTCCTATCGCAGCTACAAACGCCACTTTAATCCACAGCACCAGCCGCCTGTCATCTTCAGCCCATGAGCCGGATGAGTAGCCTCCTACAAGCCCTCGTGGTGCGTTTAGGTATGGTAGGTATCCATCGTGAGACTTATTGCGTTCTACGCCCTCTCTGAGCGTTCTGGGGCTAGTATCGTAATTTGAGTTCATATCGCACACCCACATCCACCGAAGTCCATAGAGTCATCCTCGTTTAGTAATGTTCCCTGTTTTTCAATAGACATTCTAAAGTCCTTTAAAGTGTTGTAGGTTATCTTGCCGTTTTCATGCCAGCGCAGAAATGGTCGTGCGTTTGGCACTGTGTCATATACGTCTTGCTCCATACTTTCTAGCTTCATGTATTGATCCCTATCTCCAGTTAACAGCTTTGCATAGTGTCCTACCCCTGCTTTTGGACAGAAACCACCACAGTTATTATGTCCTAATCCAAAGGAATACAGTCTTGGTGGTGCTATGCCATGTTGATTACTGTAGTCTTTGCTTATCATCCTGCCGTCCTCTACCAGAGTTGATCTGTATATATATGGTAGTTTTCTAGGCTGTAACCGTGTTAGACGATGCTCCTCAGTAATATCAATGCCTAAGTGTATCTCCACCTCGTCATAGTTCCAGTGCCGTTTAATGAACTTGTCTAGGTAGTCTCTCTTTAGAATACGGCTGCACGGGTCTATTCTGCTGTTACCCATAAACTTTACGTCTTTGAATACTTGAAATGGTGTCCTACCTTCTGCAATCGTAATGTGCTGGCAACCTAAAAATGCACTGCACTCTGTCATAAACCTATACAGGTCTTTATCTTCAATAAGAGTGTCTGCAAATAGGGTAATCACATTCTTTTTGCCATACTTAGCGACACAAGCTTCCGCTTCTGCAAAAGAACCCATGCCGCCAGAGAATGAAATTACATGAATCATGTGTTCTCCTTTAACTTTAACTTGGCTTCCTCAACAATTAAATGAGCAGCTACAGAAATTTTTATAAGTCTTAAAGCAGCCGTACCTGCATTTGTATTGGGCGCTTTACCATCAAGATAATTCAAAGAAGCCTCCCAAGCATTGTGCGAAGATTTCAGACAAGATTTGGCATAGGACTTAGCAAAAGAAACATCTTTTTTTAACTCCTTTTTGCTCCCATCATTTTTCCTCTGTGCTAAATAATCATCATATTTCTGCCTAGAAACTTCATAATTTCTGTAATCAGGATTGGCCTGTAAACGAGAAAAATACTCTGCAACAGTAATAGTATGTGCAGGTCTTTCTACCCCGTCTTTGTCAATATATGTCTTGCTAGTTATGCGTTCGTCTCCTACTTTCATTAGAAGTCACCTCTGTTTAGCGGTTCAGCTTGTCCATGACGTGGATCGTCAAGCACCTCGTCCAAGCCCTGATTCTGTTCTTGCTCTCTGTTGTGATACTTAGCTTCCTCATACTGTCTCACCATTGCAAAGTATGAGTCTAATAGGGTGGCTTTAGTTTCGTTATCTGCTCGTGAGAAACTTATTACTAACCTAGCTGCCGCTAACTGGAAGTCTGTAATCATTTTATGCTCCACATTGTGATAGGTACGATGTAAAGGCAATCGCCATTACAACAATAATTATTATAAACCACGGGGTAGGCTCGAATGGTGGGCGCTTTTGGCGTGGGAAGAACTCGTCATATTTACTCATCTGTATCTCCTAAAGTCAGACTCAAAATGAACCTGATGTAGAGATATTATATAGAACTATTAGAGTTGTCAACTATATTTACAGACAAAAAAAGGGCCACGATTTCTCGCAGCCCAAAGAGCGCAACTACCAATCACGCAAATTAATTGTACGCTAAAATGGAAGATCGTCCGGCATATCATCGAAAGCGGATTTGTAAGGGTCTGTAGGAGCTTTTGTAGCAGCCATATTCCTAGAGTCATGCTTTACCGTAGCATCTGCTTCCTTGCCCTTGCCTAAGAACTGCACCGTATCCGCTGCAATCTTGGTGCTGTACTTTGTTACGCCAGACTTATCTTCGTACTTTTCTGTTTTCATTTTGCCCTGCACGAACACTTGACTGCCTTTCGTGAGGTACTGACCACAGATTTCAGCCAGCTTACCGAAGGCTGATATGTTGACCCATTCAACTCCTTCAGACTTTTTGGTTTTCCAATCGCAAGCAATACTAAAATTAGCTACTGAATCGCCAGCAGGTGTAACTCGTAGCTCTACATCCTTGCCAAGCCGACCTATGAAACTACATTGGTTTAAATCAGACATTTTTATTCTCCAGTTGAATTAACTCGTCATATACTTCTATTGATAATAATTTATTTAACGCATCTTCTACTTCACTTAAAAAATCAACTGTTTCTATCCGCATCTTAACTATTAGAGCGTTATCTCGGTGCAGTCTTGAGACAAATAGCTGTAGATGCTCAGGCACACGCGGGTCATAGCTTACAAAGTCGCACCAGTCAGCACCAGTCACCCACATCTGACACTGCATCTGATTAATGTACGCAGCAGGTGGTTTGTTATCGAGTCTATATTTTAGATGCGTCTGGGTATTAGGACACTTAATCTCGATTAAGGCATTAACACCGCTTATAACGCCATCAGGACTAGCACCAAGCCACTTTATCGTAGGATGGTTACAGAACTCTGCCTCGTCTACAAAATAGCCTGTATCGGCCTCGTAGCGTATTCTGGCAAACTTCTCTTGTTCAACACCCCACTCCATTGCAGCACTTGTGAAGCTATCAGCAACGCTATTAGTTATACGTTCAGCGATAATCTGCATCCTGTACTTCTCACGGGTAACAGCTTCTCCTGATTTACCCTTTGCGAGTACATCACTCATCCGGCTGGCGGTAACATGGCCTAGCCGTTGTGCAAACCATTCTGGTGTCCCTTGAGCTATCATTTTAGAAAGTACCTCCCAATGACCTTGCCGCTATCAAGCCAGACATTCTCAGTGTGTATGTTATAGCCCATGCAGCGCAAATCATAAACTCTAGCTGACAGTCTCATACATTGGGCCTCTTTCATTGCATCCAGAGAGGTTAAGCGCCGCTTCTTCTTTAGTTGCCCTAGTAACCAGAAATTCTGTGATGATGGACTCATGATAATTCTCCTTTGCGTTTGTTTTTAGAGGTAGCTAGACGGATCGTTGCTTCTGGATTGCTCTTAAACGTATCGGCAGCCGGGAAGTAGTTAGTCTTTAGCTCTTCTATTGTTTGACTAGACTCAATCAAGCTAATAGCTTTCAGCAGCTCTTCTTCTACTTCAGCTTCATCTACTTCAACTAATGGCAAATCTTCTCCGGCGTAGATATATAAGCCTATGCCATGCAGTGCAATAGCTTTAGCCAGACATCTCTGCATTGCCGTGTTTACATCCATTGCAGAAGGATTTTTAATTGCCTTGTTTTGGTAATCTAAGACAGGTAGCTGTGCAGTCATTGTTTTGCCAAACGCTGTGACACTGCAAAAGACCATCATCGTCTCGCCAAACATCTTTGGCTCTCCATACTTCCAATTTGCTGACGGATCATCTTCCAGCAGATAGTGAACAGCCCATGCCCAAGAGAGGTATGTTAATTTTCCTTTCTTCTCAGTATGTTCGTTTACATTGATTTGCCGGAGGTCGCTGTAGAGTAACTTAGTCATATCATATTCCTTTCATATATGGCAAAATGCCACTTGTATTATAACTGAGATTACGAACTATGATAGAACTAAATTTACCCTACCCTCCGTCAGTGAATACCTATTGGGGTTTTCGTGGATCGCGGCGGTTTCTGACCAAGACAGCTAATGACTTTAAGCTAATAGTTAACCTTGCCGCTAAACGAGCTAGGTTTGGCGATGACAAAGTAGGTCTGGAGATATTGCTTCATGCACCAGATAGAAGGCGTAGAGACATAGATAATGTACTCAAGCCGCTTATAGACGCTCTACAGGCTGCTGGCGTATTTGATGATGACTCGCAGGTAGACCAGTTGATGGTAGCGCGTGGTAGCGTGATTAAAGGCGGTTCGTGCGTAATAAAGATTAAATCTTTACAAGAGTAGAAATCTGATCTATGCTTCTTACATCGGGATCGCAATCCGATAGCCAAAAGACACGATTAAAAATGCAATCAATCAGTTTTCTGCGTGGTGAAGAAAGGGTTTATATACCTTTGTCTGTCTATGGTCTGTGTTCCTGTCGGGTTGCTCCCGGCCTTCACCACACAGGGAATTGATATGAGAATCTTATACGTAATAAATGGATGGAAAGATGCGCCACATTGCTGGAAGCATTACATCTTTAGGCCAATCCAAGTAGACAACACCCCATGCTATATATCAATAAGTGTTTTCGGCTTTATTCTTTTCTTCGGGGATTGATATGCACTACTACAAAAGAAATCTAGGTGACTACGCAAAAAAGGCTGGCAGACTTTCTCTGCTACAGCACGGTTCGTACACGGTCTTGATAGATTCGTGCTATGACCGTGAACAGTTCCCTACTTTAGAGCAAGCGATTGAGTGGACTTGGGCAGACTCAGTAGAGGAGATTGAGGCTGTTAAGTTTGTTTTGCGTAAATTCTTCATACTTGAAGATGGTATTTATGTACAAAACCGCATTCGTGAAGAAATTGCT